TTCTATCTCGTCCACTTTATCGCGAACTTGATTTTCTACTTCGTCATCCGAAGAAATCTCTACGTCACGATACATGCCAGCAATCTGCATCTTGCGAAGTTGATTGCCATCCATGCGCAGAACATGTGTTACACGCGGGGCTGTTGCCAAGTCCGTTGCAGAATACGAAACAACCAGATCTTCTGCCGGCACAAATGCAGAAACTGCACGCCCCTTGGTAGGATCAAAATAAACCTTCTTAAACGTAGAACCAGAAAGAGGCAGATAGAACAGCATCTGATCCGTATCTGGATCAAACTCTTCCATGACCTCAGTAACCTGATAGTTCATGAAGTTCTTCACACGGCTGGCCTGTGATTCCTTCTCCATGGTCTTTGCGCCTAGAACCTGTGTCTTTACAGGTCCACCGGCAGGCAAAAGTTCCTTGTATGACTGGGCTTGGAACTGAACCACTGACTCAGCAATTAACGGATGCGTTACACCAGATGCACCTTCAAACGGCTGGCTCCGCTCTTGGTACTTGACACCAAGCAAATCCAAACCCTTGGTGTAGCCCTCTTCCCACTCCTCGCGAGATTCACTGTCTTCCTCATACATGCCGCGCAGTTCACTAGAGATCTCTCCTAGAACAGCCTCGTCAATCACCTCGGCTAGGTTAGCCATGTGATCATACTGTTCAGCCTCTACTTCAATGCCATCTGGTTCTCCGCCCATAAGCGCCTGAATCAGTGCACTGCCGTCAGCCTGCTGCATAACCTCCGCGCCACCGGCGAAGTCTTCCGCCTGCGGAATGTCCACCTCCATGCCTTGAGGTGCCTCGATTCCTGAATCTGTTAAACTGCCCATAGGCTGTGGAGGTAATGCCATTAAAATGTCCCCTTAAAAGTGCCGCGCCGTTTGACCTTTATCACGCCGCCACCAGCTTTTTTGACGGTCATCTGATCCTCGCGAAGTTCCTTGATCTTTCTCTCCAACTCCTCAATAGAAGCAGTATTAAGATCAAACTTTTTAACCTGTGGCTTCTTCTTAGACATTAGAAGTTACCTTTAAACTTACCTAGAGAGACTTTGCCGCCGTTGCGGAACTCCACTGAACCGCCCTTGCTGAGTTCTACTTCATTTTCTGTGCGGATATTGTTTGTTACATAATCCATGACCTTCATCTTTTGCTCGTCAGTCATATCTTCTCTGGCGCGGATTGTATTCTTAAATTTGTCAGACCTTTTCATCTTGTCAGCCTGTTTTTTTAGTTTTGCAATAGCTTTTTTATCGCCACGCCTCGCTCTTGTTTCAAGCTCACCCTCGCCCATATACTTTGAATTGTTTTCCTTACCCATCAGTAATACTCCCGCTTCTTTGGATACCAATCTGTAGCTTCGTTCTCACCGTCAAGTTCGATGAAGCCTCCTTGCCTAAACCGCATCAAAGCCATCGTCATGCTATCAACAAAGTCATCATGCTCCCCATGCGGGAAAGCAAGACATTCCTCAATAACCTCTTCCGAAAACTTCTGTTCCGGTGCCCACACCATCCCCGCCTCAAACAGCGGTGCTACCGTGTGCATACGGGTTATCTTATCACGACCTTTGCTCGGTGTATAGTTCATGACCGGAATGCCGGCTGCACGCAACTCATCCGTTAGCGGTTGCCCTGAAGCCTTCGCCTCAATGATGACCATATCCGGTTCCCAATACTCATACTCTTCCGCAGCAACTCCTTTAAGCTCTGGAAAATTCCATCTACCGCGTCTTGCATCCATAAGTATAACATTGTCCGCGTGAGTCTCTTCATTTTCAAATACCCCCCATGTGGTTATGGCAGAGTAGTCCGCCGTTTCCTTCTTGCTAAACGCCGTATCGTAAGACTGGATGATGTACTTAACACTAGGGATATCCTCCTTCTCCCACATGTTCCACCATTCCTTCTTAACAATCGCACCTTCCGCCGCAGTCGGATTCTGCTGCCACTGCGCATTCCATTTGGCGACAGGCAATGATGCCTTGACCTTGACCAACGAGTCATGATCCCAGAACTCAGGCCATAACGGCTTGTCAGACGGCAGTATCGCAGGAAACTCCACAACCTCCCACTCGTCCGCCAAACTGTCCGAACCCTGCATCTTGATAACCTGGCCCGTCAAATCCTTCTGACCCCAGCGCGTCATAACGATGATAATAGAACCACCCGGCTGCAAACGCTGACGAGGTCCAGACGTATACCACTCAAATGCATTGTCAAACGCCGTACTGGACAGCGCGTCCTGCTCCGAATGCGGATCGTCAATAATCAACAAGTCCGCACCACGACCCGTCATCGCCGCACCAACACCAGCCGCAAAGTATTCGCCGCCTGCCGATGTCCCCCAACGACCAGCCGCCTTGTCATCAGACTTCAATCCCGTGTCAGGAAACACAGTCCGGTAATCAGGCGTGTCAATCAAATCACGAACCTTACGACCAAACCTGACCGCCAGTTCCGTGTTATGCGTTGCCTGAATGATCTTTAACTTCGGATTGCGACCCAAGAACCAAGCAGGCATCAAATATGACGCAAGCTCAGACTTACTATGTCGCGGTGGCATGTTAACAATGAGACGCTTTAACTCGCCCCTCGCTACACGCTCCAGCTTCTCCGCTATAATCCGATGGTGCCGCCCCTCAACAAACCCCTCATACACATGATGAACGAAAGGCATGAACTGATCTTTAGCCTTCTCACGAATTGTCAGGCGTACCTGCTGATTCTGAAGAGCGTAAATCTCCTTGAGAACTTCCTCTGGAATTGTCTCTAAATTCATCTAGACCTGCCTACCGAGAGCCGCTCCCGTAGGTGAAAGTGCTTGAATACCGGAACGAGCCTGCTGAATGTTCTGCGCCTGCATTGGTGTGTAAGGCTGCAAGACAAACGGATTGACCTGCCCAACCTGTGTGGCCTGAGTCATAGGCTGGAACAATGTAGGCAAACCAGTGGTCGGATTGATCACGAAGTTAGAACCAGGGGCGGCTGGCTCATCAGCGGTGACATCGTCAACCGGCGTACATACACCATCAACCATCTGATACCCTTCAGGACACGGATCTGCCGTAGCCTGCTGACCGCCGTCACTGCCACCATCATCAGAACCGGCTAAAGACATGCCGGTGTAAGCACCTCTATCAAGTAAATCTTCCACGGTTTCCGGAGGTCCCATAAGCATGTTCTGAAGACCCGTGATAGCGTTACCAACCAAAGACATTCCCGGTGTCCCTACCTGACCTATCACATTACCTTGATTATCCAGTTCGTAACCATAAGGCTGAGAACCCATAAAGTTAGCAACATCCATAGAGAATGGCTGATTAGCACGCTGCTCTTCAGTCAAACCGGCTAAGTTCGTGGTTAAAGTAACCCCGTCAGGTCTTGTGTATGTCTCAAGACCAATCGGAAGTCCGTCTCTATATCCGGGGCGATTGGGATCCGTAAGATCGCGTGCCACCATATCCGTCTCAGCGTCTACCATGTCTGGCAATGGAGCAGCTATGCGGCCACCTAATGCACCAGGAGACAGACCTAAAGTAGATGCGCCCGCCTGCTGTGCCTGACGCTGTGCTTGCAAATCACGAACCGTGCCACCGGGTGTTGGTAGTGAACCAAGACCTGTCGCAAGTCCGGGGTTTAGCATCATGTCCCCCGCATCCATAGCGTTGGGACTCGCGTCAAAGACTTGAACGGCAGATGGATCCATAGCCGCATCAGCCGTAGCAATCCGCGCCATATCAGACGGGGTAGTGCCTAGAACATTCGCCGCAGTTGCTTGAGGCGTGGTAGTAATTCCAGTAACAAATGCTCGTTGCCTAGCAGCGATAGCTTCTCGCTCCGCTTGCTCTTCTGGGGTCAAGTCCATGGCGGCAATCGCCGCTCTGTTACGAGCGATTTGATCATCTATATTCTGATCTGTCGTCAACGCCGCCCTTTGCGCAACAGTTAATTCTGGCCGTGCAAAAGGATCCTCTCCCATCATTCGGGCGGTTTGTTGCTCCGGAGTCAGCGCAGGCTGTCCACCAGACATGCCTTGTGTGAAAGCAAGCTCGTCCGCAGCATATGGCTGTGTTACATCACCAACATTCGCTAACGCTGAATTGATGGCAAAGGCGTCTACACCAGTATCACTGCCAGCTAACCTGCCAGCCGCCGCCGCACGCTGAAGTGCCGCATCTTCCTGCGCTCTTACCTGATCATATTGATCCTGTGCATAGTTTGACCGTGTGTCTGAAGCACGAGAATCAGTCGCATTGAACGCTTCCCGCGCCGCTACCTGTTGAGCCTGACTCCCAGTCGTTACCACACTGCGCGTGCCGTCAGAATTTATAGAAGTTACAGCGTTGCCACTGCTGTCAGTAACCGTGCCAGCGCGTGCCGCCGCCTTTTCACGAGCAGCCATCTCATTCGGATTACTACGATCTACAGTGTCGCTTCCAGAACCACCGCCGTCATCATCGCCAAATAAACCAAACTGAATCTCAAAAGGATCGCGATAATCCTGAATACCTAACGCAGAAACTAAACCATCAGACCACGGACGCCGTAGCTCCGGAAACAACTTCATCATCTCTTAATCTCCAAGCTCGACCCCTTCGTCCGTCAGGTCGCCTCCAATGAGCAACACCATGACCCGTAACCTCGCTCAAGTAACGGCGCATGTCTTTCGCAATATATGATACACTATCTACCGCCACCATGTCCATAACCCACAACTGATCGCCGCTGTTACGCGCAAATGCAACCGCACCATCATATTCCAAGGTGCGAGATTCAAGATCCGTCAAATACAGCCATGTGCAAAACCCTATCAACACACCATCCTGCATGTAATACCGTACCCGACCATGCTGAATAGCAGGTATGAACCGATAACCAAGATTCTTGATCCTCTGCTCACGATAAAATGGCGCACTGTCCAGTAACACACACATACGACCAAACATCTCAAATGAATTTACATCAGAATTTTTTTCCATGCCCAGGGACTCCTTTTGTTTTTTCTACAATTAATTTGTGGATCTTGCAACTTGAACCTCGACTCAATGGAAAAACATGTGAATGAATCTACCCATCTAGGGGGGGAGGGT